GCGCTGGGGCAGGGCAAATTCATAACAATCTTCATAGATTGTGCGCCATTCATCCTTTCGAGCCTGTGCCTTAGCCTCTCGAGCCATGACTTCTCTGATCGATAGTTTAGGCATTTGCTTCATTCCTTTTACTTATCGCCGCCGCTTTCTTTCTGGCATCTGCTTTGGAGGAAGCACCCCAGGCGCGGAGGGACAACAGTAGGCGAGTAGGACGACCTTTGCTATCACGCTCCGGCCCGGAGTTCCCCGCCATGCGAGAAAGGAAGGACGCTCTGCGGGGATTATCGCCGGATTTGACGGGAGGCTTTAGATTAGATCCCTCTTTGCGCTTAAAGTAAGCACGTCCGGCAGCGTTCAGTCCACCTTTAGGATTTTGATGCGCTTTTTTTACCACCAGATTTTGCTTTCTTTTTAGGCGCTGATTTCTTTTGAGGTTCTGGCTTAGGCTCTTCAACAGCCATTACCTTGCGATAAACTCTTTCATCATTCTTGATTTTAGTCATTCATAATATTCCTCAACAGCGCACGGCGTTTCGCAACAAATTTACCGCGCTTTTGTTCAAATTTCTTACGGCGCTCTTGACCTTCTGCCCGTTCTTTTTCTTTGGCTATTTGCTCCGGTGTTTTTTGCGGAGCAACTTTTTTTGCTGGCTTTCTATCGCCTCCACCACTGGCTTTTTTTCTTTCTCTTTCAGCAGCCATACGATCTCTAGTGCGGCGAGTTCTTGCTTGATAGTCAGATGTTTTTTCTTTGAAGCCCAGCCCCATTTGAATGTCTGACAAAATGTTAGAACCAAGCGTTTTTAGATCTTTTGCTGGTTTTCTTGTAATGGCATCTGTGTAAGACCTGGGGCGAGTAACCATCTTAATCACCGCCTAGTTTGGTTTTCATCTGGCCACCCGGCCCTTCTTGTCGCAATGGAGAGAACAACAATCGCATTCCGCCAGATCTACGGACCCGCCGCCGCTGTTGTGCTGCTTGTGATTCCGTCTTTTCTTGCGCTGTTACACGCTCTTCCTGACGTTCTTGTGCTTTTTCAGCCGCCACTTCTTTCTCGACTACCGGAGCCGGTTTCGATTTCTTTTTTCCGCCAAACAGTCCGCCCATTAGTCAAACCTCGCCATAGAATAATAGTCGGCCCCCTCTGGACCGTACTTTCTTAGCTTGCACTCTACCTCAAACTGTAGTGCTTTAGCAAACCTTAATGCGGGTTGATTGTCTACTTTTACACAGATTTGCATACGTCTGATATCGTTATCAGACATCACATTGTTTAATATTGCTCTTGCGCCTATTAAAATTGATCTAACATGATCATTCATGCCTTCTCCTGGGAGAAACCAGGCTTCGACTACACCGGGCCAAAAATCTCTTACTCCAAAACAGCAAACAACGCGACCACGTCCAATCCCGGTCCAAGACCATCCAAGTTCAGAGTGATCCCAAACATAATCCAAATAATCTGGAATATGTTTGGCGTATTCTTGTTCGTGTGGTCCGAGTTTAATGTTATAGAGATGATTAAGTGTCAGCGGAACAATTTGTTCATCCGTCCGCATTTTGAATGTTGGTAGTTGTATCAGGCCCATTAGAATACATTAAACTCCGTTTCAGCGGAGTAGCTTTGTGCTGAGAAGCCATTTCCATATGTTCCCCTGCGCAGTCGTCTTTGTTCACCGCCACCCAGCATAAGATATCCAAACGCATCCCCGCAGTGTGAATGATCGTTCTTCACCGGCGTATCTTTAAATCGATCTTGCCCAGCGCCCATGCTTTGACGCTTGAAAAAGTATCCACCGCTTAAAGATTTGCGCAGCCGCAAGCATTTCTTATCCACCATCAACCCAGGTTTGCCATTTATCAGCCGCCCCATAGGACTTGCCCCGGCTTCGCGTCTGACTTGAAACGCATTGCTTTCTGTTGGTTGTGCTTTGAAACCAAGTGATCTGAGATGGTCAAAGGCTGTAACCTCGTAAATCTCATCCCGTTTATTCCCCGCCGGATCGCCCCAGATCAGGATATCATGCTTAGAATATTTCTGAGCAATCAATGCCATCATTTCCTGACCAAACCGTTCAAGGCCCATGTCAAATGTTACAAGCTCATCGCAGATCCGCCACGCCCCTGCTTGTGTTCTCTGCCCAAAGATCGCTGCCGGTGTTAATCCAAAGTCAACGCCAATCTGCATAGGATAATACGGATCGACCTCAACATCCCCGCTCATCAATTCATCGTCATACTCCGGCCAGACCGGACGCCCCTCTTGCACAAACGTGTACATTCCCTGCGCATAGCACCTGATCCAATCCGCATTCTTTCCGCCGAGAAGCTGTTGATAATATCCGGGCGGCAGATTGTTTCTATTCTCCGCATCCTCATTGGTTTTCCACCATTTGCCCCCAGAAAACACATGGCCCTGCGCCTCTGGATTTTCCGGCACATCTTTCCCATCCACCGCCAAAACACCGCCGGGTTGTCTGAAGAATGTCCACGGGTAGGCACCACCAATCGGATTTTTCTCTGCTAACTCATGCCACCAATGGTCATTGTCAGGCGGGTTCGTATCCATCCAAATGCCGTACCATGTCGGAGAACCATCCGCTTTTGTCGGATATCGCCCAACTCTGTGCGTCAAACCATCAATCACCGCTTTCGGCAACTCTCTGGCCTCATTGACCCAAGCGCCCGTAAGCTCCAATGACAGCAGTTTCCGTACATCTTGCGGAGAAGAAAGGGCCATGAAGATAACTTCACAATCAATCCCAGGGATATCGCCCCGCGTTGGAATACGAATGTGGTGTGAAATCGGCGGCTGCCAGCGCATAGATCCCCAGGTGTCCTCGGGAAATAGCTCTTGCCAGGTCTTAATCGTGGTCGTGCGCAGCTCGGGATATGTATTACGAACGATAACAAATCGGGAATAGCGGATACCGTCGCGTGGACTAGGTTGTTGCCTCACTGCCCTAAGCATTATCTCGGCTGCACAGCCATAGGATTTACCCGATCCAACCGGACCCATCAAGCCCCTAACGAAGCTATCGTCATGTAAAAACTTCCAAACAGTCGGGCTGTTCTCAAAGTTCAAATCAAGACTTGGAATATCCATTTTTCATCACCCAAAGAATGCCAGCGGCCAAGATGCTAATTGCAAGCTTACCAAATATTTGCCCCTCGATATAGGCTAAAGACCCAAACGCAATGTAAAGAAACACAACGCTATCAAATATTGCTCCAACTAATCCTGAAACTGCTATCGCCAATTCACGGCTTTTTTGTCGAACTTTTGTATATGCAAAAAAATCTACAAGCTCCGACACTCCAAACGCTAATATACTTGCGATTGCAATAAATGGATCTGCCAGAATGTAAGACAGAACCGCACCAATAAAAATTGCAAACAAAGACCACTTGGTTCCAAGATGTTCTTGAACTTGATCGCGCAAAACAAGTGCCGCGCCCACCATTAACACACCGCTTGGCGCAGTCATTCCAAGCCCAACAGGTATCATACAAGGACCATCAGGAACACAAAACGTCCCGATATTGCCAATCATCCAGTTTGCCAGCGGTATCGTTGCGATATATCCGCCTAGATACGCCCAGGGAATTAACCCACCATTTCTAGCAACGGTTGTTGCTTTAGTTTCTGTAACCATTTTTCTATCTTTCCCTTCCTGTTATCCGGCTCAAACGCCAGGTAAGTCCCATCGACGCTATCGCATCCTATGGCCGCTGCCAATCTCATTCGTTTAAATGAGTTTACACGGCCCATATGAACCCACTTGCCGCGCTTTTTTGCTTCGGAAGCAATATCCGCTGCAATAGGACCAAGTTTCCATTCCGTAGATCCACCAATAAAAATCGCATCCAACTCATCCCATCGAATTTGATCCGGTGTTTCTCCGTCCTGAATTACAAACGCAGCCTTAAATCCAAGCCTCCTGATTTTTGGAAGCATCGGATAACTTCGCGCTCTCGTTTTTTCAGCATCCCCAACCACATCAGGCGCAGCCGCAAACAGACAAAATGTTCGATCCAATTTATCTAACCACGCTAGATAACCTTCATCGCTGTACTTTTCCGATTGAACAAAACACCCGTTATCTGCCGCAAACAAACTGTGGCCGCGAAGAGATTGTTTTCCTGCATTGAAGCTGAGCATAACCCCCAAGTCTTTAGTGCAACTAACCTTTTTCCCGCTCAGATAAATCATCCACCACCTCAGCATACTCTGTCGTTGCCGCCGGTCCACGCATGTTAATCCCAACAATCGATGGCTTATCATTCTCCTTCTCAGGATTATCTAAGAAACCAGCTGCCTTCGCCAAAATCCGCAAAACACTCACCTTATCAAACAACTCAATCGATACTCGACCATCCGGCATCGGAACAATCTTCTTTATCGCCCGTAACGCATAATCCGGTATCTCGTCCAACGGACGCATAGAACCATCAAGATTTATAATCTCAGTAATCGAAGTGGTCCCAAGAGCAATCAACTCCTGGGCAACCGCTTCCTTGTTATTCTCCAATGTCTCACTGGTCCGAATACGCCGCTGCGCTAAACGTACCCCACCAAATCTACCAATCGGAGTTTGCCGGGTTCTCGCCATCAGAACGGTATAGCATCTTCTGTCTGAGAAGATCTCTGCATCTGTTGACCACCAGACTTAGGCTCGTCCTCAAACAAGTTTAACCAAATCTCTCCATTCTCATCAGGCAATGGCAACGCATTCAACTTAACTCGCATCCCGTTACTGTCGCTGAACGCAATACCCAATCTCACCCAATCCTTCTTATCAGGATCATTCCGCCGCTTCTG